CTTCAAGCTGAACAGCAAGAGGCCGCCCGCATCCTCAAGGAGCAGCGGGCCGCTAAAGCTGCCGCTCTACAAGCCTCTCAGCAGGCTGCCAAGTTGGCTGCAAAGCCGCCCCCGAGCACCACTCCCATCCAGGTCTCGGCTCCCGCCATCGATGTCCCCACGACATTTGACGGCCCTTGCCTTGAGACCCTTGTCGCTGCGCCCATCACCATGGGCAAGCCTGGACAGGCAATCCCCAGTGCGGCAGCCAGCAAGCCGGCTGCTGCTCAGGCGGAGACGGATCTCACCCTTACGACAACGACGAGCACTTCAACCAGCCCCCTGGCTATAGTGACATCGCCCAGTCCCTCGGTAACTGGGTTCGCACCACTTCTGAAAGAGTTTCCGACTCTCTCAGACGAGTTGGCAGCGGATCCAAAGCTTACACCGCTACTGGCGACCCTGGCGAAGATCCCGAGTATCTCCAACGCGCCAAAGACCGCTTCGACGAGTGTCGTGAGTACTCGGCCCCCTCGAGGACCGCCGAAACAACCCTCCGATCTCTCGAGTATTACTCAGCCACCACCCGAGCCGTCATCCCCCCAGACGAACGAGCAAAAGCTGCAAAGGCTGTCGGAGCTGATCTCCCACGATTTGTTCCTACGCCGACACCACAACTTGGTTCCGAGCCCGACAGGGCCCTTCTTAGGGATCTGCTCGCCGACGTACAAGATCACTCCGGACCTAGTATCCCATGGACAGCTTTCGGAGGAACTAATAAAGCAGTATTGGAGAGCAACTCCGAAGCAATCGTCGAGGCAGCTGCTAGCCGCCTCAGAAAGATCCACTCGCTTAGAGCTTGCGACTGCGATCGCCTCAAAGCAGACCCCTACCTCCAAGTGAGATGGGGCTTGCGCGATCCGCTTCGTCCCTTTGTCAAGCAAGAACTGACACCCGACCGGAAGAAGCTCACGCCCCGCCTCATCATGGCGGTTTCCCTTGTCGATCAGCTCGTTGAGAGGTATTTATTTACCAACGCAGTTGGCGCGGCTAAGGAACAGTACCCAAACGGTTTCAACATGATTGGTTTTGGACGCAGCCAGACTCATAGCGCTGCTATAGCCATGAAGGTTTACGCGATATCCAAGAAGAAAGGATATGGGCCGACGTCTAGTGACGTTAAGGGCTGGGAGAGGACAGTATCATACGAGTCTCTCCAAAGCCTTGTCGTTGCTATGCACGTAGCTGCATGCCCGCATGACAAATCCGAGCACGCCAAGCGCTGTCTTTTAGACTGGCGCCA